TTATTTTACATTTAGTAAGAACGCTGCAGGAGAAGGTAAACAAAGAGCTGTAGATAAATTTAAATTATCTTACGATGATTTACCATACTTTCAAACACTACACTCGTTTTGTTTTAATCAGTTGGGTATAAATAAAAATCAGGTGATGCAACCAAAACACTATAGAGAACTATCAGAAAAGATGGAAATAGAATTAGATTTTAATCAAAAGCAAGACGAAGACTATGATGGTGTGTTTTATTCTACAGATCCATACATACAAATAATAAACTTAGCACGATCAAAAGAATTAGATCCTATAAAGTTTTATCATCTTGCAAACAACTCAAAGATATCACTAAATAAATTAAAAATAATTGTAGAAGAATTAGAAAGATACAAAGAACAAAATGGTTTGATTGACTTTCCTGACATGCTAGAAAAATTTTTAAATAGTGGTGAAGCACCAAGACTACGAGTTATGTTTGTTGATGAGGCACAAGATCTAAGTTTAATACAATGGAGATTAGTAAAAAAAATAGAAGAGAAATCTCAAGACTCATACATATCAGGTGACGATGATCAAGCCATATACAAATGGAATGGTGCACATGTAAATACGTTTATAAATTTAGAAGGTGAAAGAACTGTATTAGATCAATCACAAAGAGTGCCACAAAAACCTTTTGCATTAGCAAACAGATTAATAAAAAGAATTACCAACAGAGTAGAAAAAGAATGGTTACCAAAAGAAGATGAGGGATCTGTACAACGATGTAATACTTTACACGATGTTAACTTTAAACAAGGTAAGTGGCTAGTGTTAGCACAAGCTAATTATATGTTACCAGAGATAGGCAACATACTTGATGAAAAGAATTTGTATTGGCAGAGAAGAAACTCTACACCTGCAATAAAAAATTTATACACAATCATACAGAAATGGAATGAGCTACGAAAAGGTATACCTTTACCATACAATGATTGTAAAAAAATATTTAACAAGATGAGTAAGAACTGGGACAAGAAGTTATTTAAGAGTATGATCAAAGATGGTTTTTATGACATAGATACTTTGAAAGAGAAGTACGGATTACAAACAGAAGCTGAATGGTATGAAGCTTTAGATGAATTAGGTGACCAACACATAACAAAGATTAGAAAATTAATAGATTCTGGTGAAGACTTAACTAAAAATCCTAGAATAAAAATATCTACGATACACGGTGTCAAGGGTAATGAAAGAGAAAATGTAGTTGTGACTACAGACTTAGCTGGTGCAGCGTTTGATGAGTATCAAAAAAACTCTGATGACATGAACAGACTATTCTATGTTGCATGTACAAGAACAGAAAGAAATTTATACATAATCGAACCACAAACAAGGAAGGCATATAGTCTATGAGTAAAGTATGGGACAAGCAGCACGGCGGGAGTCACTATCAAAAATATAAAATTCAACCAAGTAAGTTTGTAGTAGAGAATGAATTGCTATATCCTGAAGGTTGTGCTATAAAGTATATCATTCGTCATCGTGACAAGAATGGGAAAGAAGACATATTGAAAGCTATACATTTTTTAGAAATGATACTTGAGAGGGATTATGAAACAGATATTTAAACCACAAACAGAATGGATACCACCAGAGTCTTTCCCTGATCTATCAAAGTATGATGAGATTGCAATTGACCTGGAGACAAAAGACCCAGAACTAAAAACTATGGGCTCTGGATCTGTAACAAGTAAAGGACATATAGTAGGCATAGCCGTTGCTGTTAGTAATTGGTCTGGATATTACCCCATACGACATGAGGGTGGTGGTAATATGGACCATGGAATGGTTACAAGATGGTTTCAAAATGTACTAAAAACACCTGCAACTAAGATATTTCACAATGCTATGTATGACGTATGTTTTTTAAGAGCTGAAAGGTATGAAATACGAGGCACCATCGTAGATACCATGATTGCTGGCTCTCTCGTAGACGAGAATCGCTTTCGTTACGATTTAGGTAGTTTGGGTCGAGATTACGTTGGAATTGGCAAAAATGAGGCTGTATTGAAAGAAACTGCAGAACTTTGGGGTGTAGATCCTAAGTCTGAAATGTATAAACTGCCTGCCATGTATGTGGGTGAGTATGCAGAACAAGACGCTACATTGACTTATAAACTTTGGCAAGAAATGAAAAAACAAATCTTGTTAGAAGATGTTGAGGATGTGTTTAATCTTGAAACAGAATTGTTTCCATGTCTTGTTGACATGAGATTTTTAGGTGTACGTGTGGATTTAGATGCAGCACATAAATTAAAACAAGAATTAGTTGCAGAAGAAAAAAAATGTTTAGAAAAAGTATGGAAAGAAACTGGCGTTGATGTGCAGATATGGGCAGCAAGATCAATTGAAGAAGTATTCAAAGATCAAGGACTTCCTTATGATAAAACACCTAAAACAGGCGCACCAAGTTTTACTAAAAACTTTTTACAAAATCATCCAAATGAAATAGTTCAATTAATTGCTCGTGCAAGAGAGATAAATAAATCACACACAACATTTATCGATACCATATTGAAACATCAACACAATGGCAGAATACATGCAGAGATTAATCAAATAAGATCAGATCAAGGTGGGACTGTCACCGGTAGATTCAGTTACAACAATCCAAACCTACAGCAAATACCAGCACGGAACAAGGAACTTGGACCAAAGATTAGAAGTTTATTTATTCCAGAAGAAGGTAAAACATGGGGATGTTTTGATTACTCGCAACAAGAACCAAGACTTGTTGTGCACTTTGCAATCTTAGATAAATTTCCAACAGTGTATGACGTGCAAGATGCTTACAAAGAAGACGATGTAGACTTTCACCAAATTGTAGCTGACATGGCAAGTATACCAAGATCACAAGCAAAGACAATTAATCTTGGTTTGTTTTACGGTATGGGTAAAAACAAATTACAGGCAGAACTAGGTGTAGATAAAGAAGACGCTGAAGATTTATTTAGTAAATATCATCAACGTGTCCCATTTGTAAAACAACTTATGTATAGTGTAATGGAAAGAGCACAGGACGCTGGCAAGATAAGAACTTTGTTAGGTCGAAGATGCAGATTTAATTTGTGGGAGCCAAATCAATTTGGGGTGCACAAACCATTGTCACATGAAGAAGCACTCAAGGAACATGGATCAGGAATCAAACGAGCATATACATACAAAGCTTTGAATAGATTGATACAAGGATCAGCTGCTGACATGACAAAGAAAGCAATGGTAGAATTACACAAAGAAGGCATCACACCACATATACAGGTGCACGATGAACTTGATATATCCGTAGACAACAACGCAGATAAAATAAAAGAGATTATGGAGTCTGCAGTAAAACTAGAGATAGACAATAAAGTGGACTATGAATCTGGCCCAAATTGGGGTACAATAAAATGAGGATAAATTATGGCTTACTTAAATGCGAACATACCGCCAACTTATGCACAAATAAGAAGGGAGTATTTATATGATCTTAAAAAACATCATGGAGAAGTTGAAGACTGTATTATCTTTGGTCTTAGCGCTCTTACAGGTCGCGCTATATTATGGCATGCTATTATGGAAAACGGTGCAATATTTTATCGCTTACCAATTAGCGCGTTTATTCAAAAGGGATTTGACCCACTACGAGTGCCCACAAGAAGACTTGATGAATTACAGCTCTGGAATTGTTTTAGTTATTATCCTTCTGTTCATCATTGGGATATCTTAGAAT